CCTAAATTCTTTGGCGATGTAATGGCTGAATACAAAAAGATAGCAGTACAGGTAAGGCAAAAGACACAAATAAACGAAATAAACGAAACACCAATGCAGATAAATGAAGAGCAAGTTATAAAGGATGAAAAAGAATGGTGGGATAAATCGGAGCAAAAGAATTGGAAATTCTTAAACCATCAAGTATTTGATTATATGTGGAAACGAGGTCAAATTAAAATATCAAAGGAACAAGGCGAAACTATTAAAGCAAAAGTAAGAGCGGTATTTTTAGCACAATCAAAGAAACCTAATGATATGCTAATTGATGATGAAACAATGAGGCAGCAATGCAAAAAATATTCTTTAATGATGCACTTTAACAACCAATTATAATGGAAACATTCATACCAGCAGAAGATGTATTAGTACGAATAAAATACCATCCTGACATCACACCACAAGAAAAGGCAAAGTTCCAAGAACAAATAAAAGGTCTTTATATGACCGATAAAAGAAAGGAGCAGACATTTAAAAAAGTTATAACAAATCAAAAAAGAAATGAAAGAACTATTAAAACTAACGATTGAGTTTACAAGGATATTTATAGGCTTTATCTTTGCCATTACCATATTGGTAACATTTGACTTTTACTACGAATTAAAACGACTATTTAAATGAAATATTCATCCAGCTTTACACACGACCTAAACTTTGGCGAAAAAGCCGAAGATTTGATAAATTATATGTTTTCTGATGGTAAACATATTGAAGTAAAAAACGATAGGTTAATTCATAAAACAGGAAACTTATTCTTTGAATACGAATCAAGAAATAAGCCCAGCGGATTAGCAACCACCACCGCTGAATATTGGATTTATAGAATAGATGAACTTGATATATCTTTTATATTCCCAACAAAAGCACTAAAACAAGTTTGTAGGGTTTACTATAAAGAAAACTTATTCCTTAAAAATGGAGGGGATAGCAACACTTCTAAAGGCTTTTTAATTCCATTAACAAGATTATTAAACGATATAGCAAATGAACGGAGCAGAGAACTCGCAGCCAGTGAGAATGATATACCTAGACACGAAACAAGAAATAATATTTAAATCAGTATCCTACGCACATAGAGTAACAGGAATAAACGAGTATCAAATCAAACAATGTTTAAACCCTGTAAACAAGAAACGATTTACCCATAATGACCGAATAGTTGTTTTTCGTACTATAAAACCCTAATTTTGCATTATGGCTTTAACACCACTTCCTAAACTACTTGAGAAAACGCAAAAGATTGTGAATTTATACATCAGGCGTCGTGATGAAGGAATGCCTTGTATCAGTTGCGGAAGTAACAATGGAAATCAAGCTGGTCATTATTTTACAGTTAAAGGTTATTCTGCTTTACGTTTTAACGAGTGGAATATTCACCTACAATGTGCTGGATGCAATATGTTTAAACACGGAAATCAAGCTATGTACCGAATAGGTTTAGTTGAAAGAATTGGCGAAAAAGCAGTTAAGGAACTAGAATACGAAGCGGTAAATAACCGAGTTAAAAAGTGGCAAAGGGATGAATTATTTCAAATAATGGAAAAATACAAATAATGGCGAAACTAAATCCATCAGGGAAAGTACAATTTGGAACTCGTAAAAAAGGCAGAGCAAAGAAATCTTACAATAAACATACACCAAAACCAAAACCTTCAAGAGGACAAGGATAATGAAAGATACATTTTGTAAAAGAGAATACAAGTGCAAATGTGGAATTACCACCGATTATGTATGGGAATCACAATTGCCAAAAAACGAAGTAAAATGTGTCCAATGTGGGAAGTTGTTAGGATTTAAAGACCTAAATAAAAAAGAAGTGCCACAAACTGCATCAATTAGAACACCAACAAAGAACCGATAATATGTTTATATTTTTAGGCGACTTTGGATGTAGAAAGTCAATTCCTACACCACCACCAATTTCACAACCAAAAACAAAAACTATGGAACCACACAAGGTAAGATTAATGATTGAACAAGAACAACTTATTGAAAAGTTAAATAAATTAGAATCAGTACTTAATTCTACTTTATTTGAAACATTTGATAGTGATAGCAAAATATTGTTACCAATACAATATAAGGCAATGCTTACATATTTTGAATGTTTAGAACAAAGAATAAAATTATTATAATGTTAATCAACGAAATCAAACCAAACCCAAACAATCCTAGAATTTGTCGTGATGCAAAATTCAAATTATTGGTTAAGTCAATTCAGGAGTTCCCTGAAATGCTTAATCTTCGCCCAATAGTTATTGATGAAAAAAATGTCATTTTAGGTGGTAATCAAAGGTATCGTGCTTGTATAGAAGCTGGTCTTACCGATGTACCTGTTATTCACGCTAATAACTTAACCGAAGAACAAAAGAAACAATTTATTGTTCGTGATAATGTAAGTACAGGCGATTGGGATTTTGATTTATTGGCAAACGAATGGAGCATACAAGACCTAGATAATTGGGGATTAGATATACCAGCATTCGCAAATGACATAGAACAACCAAAGGACAATGCCAAAGGTGGTACGACTTGTCCAAATTGTGGTGTAACTTTGTAATTCAGTGATAATACAACGAATATGCCGAATCCCGAAAACTTAAAACCTTTCCCTAAAGGAGTATCAGGAAACCCAGCAGGGAAACCTAAAGGAGTTGAACATAGCAAAACAAGACTATTGCGTTTACTACAACTCGTTACCAAAGTGCGTAACCCTGTTACAGGAGAAGATGAGGAATTTACAATAGCTGAACAATTAGATATGAAGATAATTGCAAAGGCAATGAAATCCGATTTAAGGGCTTATCAAGAAATACTTGACCGATTAGAAGGTAGAGCAAAACAAACAACGGATTTAAACGCAAACATTCAAGGGAGCGTTCAAATAGTAATACAACAAGATGACCGATGCAAACCAATTGAAGATTAATGCAACACCTGTATTCTTTGCCAACAAAAGAGCGTACGAAGGCAGCTATCCTGTCATTTGCAATGAAGGTGGCACAAGGAGTTCAAAGTCTTATTCCATTGTTCAGTTATTAATTGAGATAGCCTACAACAATCCCAAGACTAGGATTTCAATAGTATCGCATTCCCTTCCACATATAAAGCGAGGAGTTTATAGAGATTTTAAATCTATTATGGAGAATTGGGGTTTATGGCAAGACAATGACTTTAGCTTTTCCGATTTTATATACACCTACCCCAATGGGTCTTACATTGAACTATTCGGATTAGAAGATGAAAGCAAGGCAAGAGGACCAGCAAGGGATGTTCTATTCATTAACGAAGCCAACTTAATCAAAAGAACTTTATACGACCAATTACTAATGAGAACCACAGGCAAGGTATTTCTTGATTGGAATCCTGCTGACTTTGTTAATTGGGTTTATGAAATAGCCGACAATCCTGAAAACAAACGCATCCATTCTACCTACCTAAACAACATACCAAACCTTTCCGAATCACAAATAAAAAACATTGAGCAGTATAAAAACCTACCCGATGATTTTATGTGGAAGGTTTACGGATTAGGACAAAGAGGTGCAGCAAAAGAATTAATCTACACCCAATGGAAACTTTACGACACCGCACCCGAAGGTGATGTATTCTATGGGCTTGACTTTGGTTATGTCCACCCAGCTGCACTCATAAAGGTTACACATCACGAAGGAGAAAACTATTTTGAGGAAATCATTTATCAAAGTGGACTTACCTTATCCGACCTTACAAGATTGATAAAAGAGAAAGTGCCTGAACGAGCAACTATTTACGCAGATGCAGCTGAACCCAAATCAATAGAAGAACTTTACCGACAAGGATTTAATATTAAACCTGCTCAAAAGGATGTATGGGCAGGAATAGTTAAGATGAAATCATATCCTATAAACATTCAGTATCATAGCCAAAATCTACGCAGAGAGTTTATGTCTTACAAATGGAAAAAGGATAAAAACGATAATGTAATTGAAGAACCTGTCAAAGCAAATGATGATGCTTTGGATGCTTCAAGGTATGCAGTATTCACTCACTTAACCAAACCTAAATTTTCAGTAAGTGTATTTTAGTATAATTTCTTTAACTTTGTTTAAATTCTAATAA